ATGACGTGCATGGATTCCAGAGGCAGAGTCAACCAACTGTGAGACTGTACCTGATGGCTTGACACAAGTAATAGCTGCCGACTGTGGAATACCAAGACGATTAGCCCACTCAGCATTAGTAACAACAGCAACGTTACGTAAGTTCTCAAGAGTTTTATCCAGTCCTTTATTCTTTGTAGTCATTACAGGATTATCCATAATACCAGTTAAGCTTACACCTAAGAGTCTTTCTTCTTCTGTGTTGGTTGTCCAGACTTTTCTGAGGTATGGGAACTTTGTGTACGTGCTTTGGATCGTCCCAAGTATTGTGGCGAGTTTGACTTTTCTAGCCAAGTCATCCACCGTATCTGTGGCTCGTACCACAACTTCCGTAAGATTGCAGAACTGATACGGCCTAAGAATAATCTCACTACAAGGATTAGTTCCGAACTCAAAGTCAGAATCACGTCTGCCATTCTTTGCAGCTTGTTTCTTAGACGCCTCACGATTAAATATCCCACGTTCACCACTCCCTGATTCTACTAGTGCCATCCACTCACGCATGAAGGACAGACTATCTGGTTTCTCTGTGTATGCTACACTGTTGTTAGCCAAGGCACGTTGGGGTTCGTTGTCCCACCAGTTACCAGACTTAGCATGACGCATACGATCATCTGATAGATTAGATAGAGATATCATAGCAGACCTACGTACTCCACCTACAACTACTATCTCTCCTATCTTACACATTAGATCGTGACACTCTATTGAGGATAACTTACGACCTTCTGCTTCTTTAAACATTTTAACTGCAAAGTTAAATAGATCTACAAGAGGAGCAGGACCAGAGGCTCTACCACCAAATGTTTTTAACCTTGCACCTGCAGGTCTTACCCTGCTTACATCCCATAGTGGAACCTCACCTGCCCATAGGAGTACTAGTAGTTGCCTGAACGCTTTAGCCCATCCCTCCTTGCTGTCCTTTACCACAATGGTAGTATCACTCTCAAAGAGTTTAGGGATTTCGGGAAGCTTGCTAATGAACTGTCCCTCGACACTGAACCCAACGCCAGTACCACAGAGGAGAATAAACATAGCCTCATCGAAGGACTTTGGGTCATCTACAGGTAAGTAACTACAGTTATATCCTGCAGTGTTATCTCTGTCTAAAGCTATACCTGCTGTCATCATAGCTCTCATACTAGGCATGATCTCTAAGTTAAGTATAGCAAACATTATTTCATCTTTAGTATCTGTATCTACTTTGTTACCTATAACATTTTCTATGTAACGATCTACTGTCTCAGACCAAGACTCTCTGCCTTTACCGTCAAAGTATTTAGCGTACCTTGATGTGTGAATAAATGCTTGATAATCTGTTGGTAAGTAGTTGTTCATCTGTTGTCTCCCGATCCTTGTAGTGTTCCTCTTTTTTCCCTGTCATCTAACTTAGCTACGTTTTTCTCCATTACAATAGCTAAGTTATCTCCAAAATAATTAGCTAGTGCAGTTACGTAAAATAAAACATCACCCAGTTCTTTAACTATTTCTTCAGCAGAAATTTTGTTTCTATCTCTGATCTTTTTCTTTACCTTCTCTGCTACTTCTCCTGCCTCTCCCACAAGACCAAGTGTGTTCTCTATAAGTCTCTCATCACCTATTGTTACAATTTTATTTTCAACCCAGTCTGAGTAGTCTGCAAGGACTGTGTTGTCTTCTGGTTTATTTAAATCAAATTGGTCAAAGTATCCCATGTCTTCTAAGTCTTTACCTGTAATCATCATTTTTCCTTTACATCTATCTCTACTATTTCAACATCATCAATATCGTACATTGCGTAAGATATAGCTTGTTCAAGTCCTATCTTTGCACCATCCTTATCTGCAGCTATAAAGTTAGCGTCAGAATCTAAGTCAAGTAGCATTGTTATTTCAAACAACACAGGAACCTCCAAGTTATAAGAATTAAATTAAACACGTCAAGATTATTCTTCAAGCCACTCATCAGGTATTACCTTTTCAGCGTACTTAAATCCATGACGTTCACACCAGTCACCGTAGCAAGACTTAGCACCCTTGTATAATTTGATTCTACAATTCTGAAATACAAAACGTAAGTCTAAATCGGGATGCTGCTTCCTTATCTCTACATGTTTACGTCTGTCTGTAGAAACGAAACGTCCTTTGGTTTCTATTACAATACCATTCTCTAAAATAAAATCAGGTTTGTAATGACGAGTCTTAACATCTAACCAAGTTATACGTTCTTTCTCGTAGGTAAACTTGATACCTTTTTTCTTTAAGTACTTAGCTGTGTCATCCTCAAAACCAGAACGATACCCTGCCTTTATAGCTCTGGATCTAACACTCATAATTAATTATAACCACTCAGGTTTTTGAATGACAGTGTAGTCACCCCAACCTGTACCGTAATCAGAATCCTTTTCTGCTTTTGCTATAACAGCTAAAGTTTTATGCAGTTGCTTCATACCCCAGTGCATAACTTCTGGACCCATCACATGTACGTGTGAAAGAAATGGTGCAGTCTTTTCACAGGCAATAAAAGAAAAATTATCTACGTCATAACCTGCAAGCTTACATGTGTAAACGTAGTGAGCACCCTGTAAAAGGTAGCCATACTTCAGACACTCTTTTAAGAAACCTCTTGGACTAGCATCCTGTGTTGTCTTTACATCGTAGACTGTACCTTCTTTTTCTATCAGTAAGTCTGGACGAGTTTTCAAAGTTAATCCTGAGATAGGATCTTCTACAAAGATACTGATCTCGTTTAATCTATCAGGGTGATTTAAGTATGATGCACACACAGGATTGTTTAGAGCACCCCTGGTTATACAGTTGGCTACGTTAAACTCTACCTCAGTAAGTAAGATTTGATCTTCATCAAGGTTGGCTTGCATCTCTTTAAATGCTGTACTGGATTTAGTCTTTGGTCCTTTGACTACTAGGTTACGTTCTTTCTCTAGTAGGTTAGCGTGTACTGCACTTCCCATTGCAAAGGCTGCGTTGTTAGAGTTACGCTTCTCACCCTTCCAGTGTGCCAGTGTCTTTTTATATACAGCCTTTACAGCACTTGAAGAAACACCACTGGTTGAGTGATACTCTTCATTAGTCATATCTGTTATAACGTTTTTTATGTAGGTGTAGCTCATGTCTCTCTCTCATTATAAAATAGCCCCCACCTAAAAATGAACGAAAAAGATGGGGGCTTAGTCTTCTAGGATAAAAAGGAACTAAAACCTAGAAGGGTATTGAGTCCTGTGGTTCTTTTTGAGAGGAAGACTTACCACTAGAACTCTTACTGTGATCTGAGAACATTTCAGAGGCTGACTGGGAGGAGCCACCCTCACTATCATAGACCACATGATCAAGAATTTGAAGTCCTACCAGGCGTGTTCCTGATCCAACCTTTGTAGGATATACTTCAACTTTAACAATTCCTTTACTTCCGTTTCCGATAAAGCCCTTCTCATCGAAGTTCCATTCTTTACCTGACTTGTCAGCAACTACTGGAGCACCACCCATCCAGTCTTGTGAGCCAACGTGAGGACGTACAACGGTTATTCTGTGACCGCCATCTACTTCCTCTATTTTCTTTTGACATCCTGCTTTCTTCAAAGCATCTGCTGTCTTCTTGTCGGTGGTTACAGTAACCTTGTACTCACCATCCTTTTCCTCGTTCCACTCGTTGTGATCTCTGTTGGACTCAAATACTTTTGCCCAGTCGAGTGTACCTTTAATATCTATTTGTGTTGATGGCATATTGCCCTCCTTTTCTTTTACTGTTGTTACATCTAATATTTTTTATTTTAGTTGTCAATGGGTCTCAGCCCAGTTTTTTCCTATGTCATATGATCCTGGAGTAGGTATCTTAAATCCTAACTCCTGACCAGTTTCTAACATGCAGTCTGCTTGTATCTGTCCTAGTGCTCTAGCTTCCTCCTCTGTTCCTGTTACCTCTACTTGGTATTCATCATGGATGAACCCAACCATCTTAAACTTTATCCCTTCCTGTCTAGCTCTGTCGTGCCACTTGAGGAGACTGTGCTTCATCAGACAAGACTCACCATTCTGTAGTATCCCTGCCAGTGTTTTGTGAGCGTTGGGTACTGGAACTCTACGCCCATCATACCCAGTGAAGTATCCCTGCTCTGCTATGTAAGGCACGAGTTTATTCTTTAAGCTATATAAACCATCAATGCTCATCTCGAAACGAGTACGTGCCTCCTGTGCTTCCTTCATGTTTACTTTTAGTATCTGACCAGTCTTTGCTACACCTGCACCTAGTAACCAAGCATAGATAAAAGTCTTAGCCATATCTCTTGTACCACTAGGGACTGCCAAAGCTTTCTTGTTTAAGTTGTGTATGTCTGTCTCGTCTTCTTTCTTTCCCTCCATGATGGCTTGTGCGTACTGATCAGCATCAAAGTGTCTCCAGAGATAGTCAGCTAACACACGTAACTGGATACCGTCTGCGTCTGTACCAACTAACCAAGAGTCAGAAGGAACTGTCCAACAAGAACGTAGATGCACATCAAATTGTTTCTTTACTTCATCAACTGCTGTCTTTGCATCACCATAAAAAGGTGAAGATATGTTAGCAGTGTTAGGATCTTTGTGAGCACACCGTCCTGTCCATGCTCCAATGTTATTTATCCTACCATGAATCCTTAAATCGTCACCACACTGCCCTATCCACTCAACCAGTGAGCTTCTGCGTCCTTCTAGTGTCAGCCACTGGGCTAGAGCTTTCGCTCCTGTAGGTGCTGTCTCAGGGAGTGTACCAAGATTTGCCTCTGATACAGTAAAACCGTACCTGCCTAAGTCTTTCTTCTTTTGATTGTAGAAATCCTCGTCCATAGAGGCTACTGACTTACCGTATGGATCACCTACCTTCTTTCGAGAGAAGTTAATAGCAGTCTTTGTTTTATCTACTGGCTTCCATCCTGCACCCCAGAGAACATCTATCCTGTCCTTTGAA